AGCACTATCAATAAAAACCTCATTCGACAACATGTTAGCGTTGAATGAGGAAATATAAGTATTATATGCAAGAATATCTATTAAAAATGATAAAGTAGATCCTTCAAAGTCATAGTCAGTGAAGTTGGGATTAATTCTAATCTGATCTTTAATAGATTCTCTAATTTCAGAAAAGTCTAAACTAGATACGTTTATTAGTGCCATTTATCTATTTGACTGTAGAGCAAATGTTAATGCCTGTGCTGGTACGTTAATACCAACAATTCTATAATTTATAGTTACTTCATACTCATTATAATCATAATTAGGTGAAACTACAACTTCTATAAGATCTACCCTTGGTTCAAATCTATTAATACTATTTTCTATTTGTTCTCTTATAATCGTAGCACTAATAGGAGTCATATTTTCAAATAATGACCTATTAATATCAGTTCCAAACTCTGGTTGAAATGGTCTTTCTCCAGGAATAGTATAAACAATATTTCTTAAAGCCCTAGAAATAGCAGTTTCATTCTTTAAAGGAACCAAGTCATTATTGACAGGGTTCTTTTTAAAGGCCATGCTAATGTCTCTAAATGCTTGACTGACTATTTCTAGAGCCATGAAAGGTAGATAACAATCTATTTGTTATTTATCTGCTTTCATACAAAGGTTCTGTTCCATATTCCCAATCATCATAGTCATTATCATTACGAATTTTTGAATGAATTTCGTTTTGTTTAGAAAAATCATGTTTTTTGGGATTTAAATCATCACTTGCAATTTCTCTAAGTAGTTTTTGATCCATTGTGCTCTCCTGATTCGTTAAAATCAGAACTTTTTACGGGGTTGCTATCCCGAATTGGCGTAATTTCGTACATAAAATCGTCAGATGTCTCGATTTTACGACGATTTTCAACTGAATATTCGGTTAGATCAATTTCATATCCTGGATTTTTGGTAATTCTGTTCTTAGTCCATGCATCATCATACCATAATATCTTATTATTTGGGTATGCATAAAAATTTCCATTATCCATCTTGAAAAAATGAGCACATTTATGCTCTGGAGTCTCACTAAAGTTAGTATTCAGGGTAGATTTTGACTCCCATGACCAATCAAGAGTGAACATATAAGTTCCTTCATTTTTCTTTCCCTTATAATTGATTAATTCAGCTCTCAATCCTGATAACCTTGAACGAACTTGAACATCAATATAAGGAGAAAAGCAATCCCACCACATACATTCTTCTAGATCTGGAGGTACTGCATCAGGTTTCCAACAAAACGCATGAATTGGTCTACGAGTCCAGTTCACTCCATTCTCTAGAAACGCCTCAAAGAGTGGTACACGCTTCTCTAAGGACGCTACAGAGTGTACATCGCATAAAGTTACTTCACCATAACCTTTTTTATGATTGTAAAGAAATTCGTTACGAATGTAACAAGTAAATGTAGGAAGATTATGATTTAAATATGCCATACAAAGTAAATAAAAAAGCAGGAATTTCTTCCTGCTCTATCTATATTATTTACCTTGACCTCGATATGGTTTACGCGCCTTGTTACGACTTGTAGAAGCGTACTTGGTATGCTTTCCTTCACCTTGACGAGTATTCTTTGGTTTTGACTCAATTAGTTTTGAACCTGAAAGAGATTTCTTAATTGCCATAATTAAATTCCTGTAAAGTTGTTATGTAAAATGGATTCCCCACACTCATGTGAGGAGATTCCGGCTCATAAGATTAATATTATATCAATCTTTTATCTTCTATGTCAATCTCATTGAGATCTATTGTTTTATTACCTTCATAAGATTCTAAAGCCATCTCATGAAGGATGTCCGCAGCATCCTCATGAGATAGATTAGTGTAAATCTTACGTCCTTTGTAATAAATGTCCAACATCAGATAACGCGAGTTTTCTCGTGACCAACTCTAATACGAGGATCACACCAGATTTCAAATCCTGCTTCTTTTGCATCAAGACAGAATGATACATCTTCACCACACATGTCTTGTACTGCACCAGACTCAAAGACTTGCATCTTAGGTGCAAACCATGGATACTCTAGATTTTCAAATACACCGTTCTTAATCAGAACCCATCCGAAACCTGTATAGTCTACAGTGAATGGTTTGTTACGACGGGACATGGTTTCAATGGTCTCGTGATTCATCACACCACCATTATTGCGGAAGTCGTCCTCTTCTAACCAGTGTGCTACTGAAGTAGTCTTACCATCTTCAGTACAATACCAACCAGCAACTACTTCTTTCTCTTCACCTTCTTCACTTAGTGCTAGATCGCATAGTTGCCAGAACTTTTCAGTATTGAAAACAATGTCACTATCAATCCAGAGTTGATAATCATACTCTAGTTTACCATCCCAAGGTACTTGCTTAGGACCTCGTAGTACATTAGCACCTAGTACCTTACAACGTGCAAAGTTAACCATTGATGAATAATCCTGCGAGATCTGAATACTCATCTGATTCTGTACGAGATCAAAACATAGTTGTACAAATGCTTTTAGAAATGTAAATGAACAACCACGTCCAGGTAGACAGAATACAATTCGTTTCCCTCGCATCCTTTCTTTAATTGCCTCATAATCCCATGATGCGTCAGTCTTGGGCTTAGGGGGCGTTGCTTTTACTGTAAATCCTTTTGCCATAAGTTTTTAATAACTCTTCAGTACAAATTCTAATCCTTTAAAATGATAATGTCAATACGATGCGTTGAGATACTCTCTATCCTTCGTAAGACATTCATAACTTAAATCTTCCTTATTATAATTGCCAAGAAGTTCAACCATGGTATTCAACATCTCCCAAGTCCTATTAAACTCTTCTTCTGTTAAATTATGGTATACACAAGTATCCTTTACGTATACATGATACACCTTATCCATACATGAACCTCCACGGGCAAAAATAATTTTCCGGAATTTTTCTTACAGACTTCTATCTGCTTACTCATTATATATGAGACCTCCATGAATGTCCACTGTGTGGTTCTCCCAACCTACTCTGAGGTATTATGAGGTACTCTGAGGTATTATGAGGGTCCTTATACCTCCGGAAAAATTTATGAGTCTTATATAACTCTCGCGCTTTGTCACCTCTGTAGGTTAGGGTCTCTATTGATTTTTTATTATAATAAACAATAAAACGTAATAACTGCTAACACGAATACCGAATAAGACTGCGATTGTACGAATAAAGAATAACGAATAAGATTTCAGTGTAACTATAAAGAACTGTGAGGGCACTAAGTATAAACCAGTGCCCTCACGAGTTAGTTATACATTGTGGAGACGTTTCCAGGTAACCCAGGTGATAGCCTGCACCTGAAAAGGCATAAGGGTTAGGTTAAACTTAGCGTTGATCTCTTCAGTCGCTGCGATATAATCAGCAACGATATTGGCATAGAGTTTCTTACCAATATTGGGCACTTGTTTCATGGTGAGACGCTCACCAATCCAGATAGAATAGGCGTGACCGTCAACAACAACTGCCTCTTTATATCCCATAATGCACTCATAAAATGCACTGATCTTACGACCGTTAAGTATATCTACGATCTCAGTCTCTGATTCACACTCTAGGATTGCAATTGCCTTCTCTAGCATCTTGCCATAGGTGCAAACTTTAACCTGACGAACATCATCAACGTCGCCGTTGATATACACTTTGCAGACATTCTCGGCGTCGATTAAGTTACGCTCCCACTTGTTGTTTGGTGACAACGCAGCAATCACGCCTGCGACTTTGCATACATCAACGCCCGTAGAGTTGCTGATAGTTTCAGCAGCATAATACGCACGAGCGTACCAATCAGAACCCTGAGACTTTTCTACATCAGAGGAGAGCAGATAGGTGCCCACGATGTTAGAAACTGCCATGGTTCCGAAGCGGTGCGAGAACCTTTGTCTCGCTTGACGGTATCCTACAGCATCTCCACCCCCTGCCAACCCCCCGAACCATAAGGGTTCCTGATCTCACCCATAAGATGCCCGAATGTTTCGGGATGTTAAAAGGGTCGCGGTACGCTCCGCCAGCCTGTAGAATATAGGGAGACAAGCAAAGGAGAGGCGGGATCCTCGGACGACAAATAGGAAACCCCCCCTGCGCGGAAATAGTTAAGTATAAAGAATAAAACAGGAGTTTGCAATAAGAATCACAAACTCCTTATGTAATACTAACAATCAGTCTTCATCAAACAGAAGATGAATCTTTTTGCGGATAGTAT